GAAGTAGGAGGAAGAGGGTTATTACTATATATACAGTGACCGAAAGATCTATCTCTAAGAGGTATTTTAATCATACTCTGTACCACCCTTTTACGTGTAAATCTTTTGCGTCAGATGGGCCAGACCATGGACCTTGTGGTCCAAACCATAACGAAGGCATAACTACTATTTTATTTAAATTTTTATTAAGATAAGCACCCCACCACGCAAATGTTGAGTTAGTAATAATATTATGATCGCAAAGCGTTATCATAATAAAATCATCTATTTGAGTACGGCCTTCCATAAAAAAAACTTTTTTATTAGTGCGTTTAAATAAATGCTGGTTTGCTTTACACCAATTAATATCGTCTGAAAAAATAATATAAGTATCTATTTTGGTTTTGCTCTCCACTATATTTTGCGCATCAAGCCAGTATCTATCTGGTTGTAAGGGATGTATATGTTGCAAATGAACATAGTCTCCGCGGCGCACACTTATAGAGCAAGTAACTCCTAAATTTAAACTATTTTTTATATCAGTTACTTCTTTTAAATTATCTTCTTTAAATTCAAATGTACTTTTAACTTCTTGTTCAGCCCCAGTAAAATATTTATCACTCTGTAAATAACCGCTTAAATACACTACTGATTTATCTTTTGGTAAAACAATCGGGTTGTAGTCAAAACTAGCTTCTGTAACATGGAATGGTTCCTTATATACAGTTAAAAGTTTGTTGAGTTTATTTTTAAAATATTTATTATTATTCCAATCATGTATAAATGTCGGGAAGCCGTGGTTGTCACGAGCTATACCTATAGTACTAGCAATCTGAAACATTTGATTGCCTAGACCATATTCTCCCGACTGAGTTACTCCTGGATGTGTTACGTACATTTGTATTTTTTATAAATTGTTTTAAGATTTTTTAATACCACTTCAACTTGAGTATCTGGTGTATGAACGGGTATCCAACCATGCAATTTTTTATAGTGCTCAGCACCTTTTTTCATATTAGTAGTCCACTCTTCAGTGTGAGTAATAGAACTATTTTGTATAGAATTAGGTATTTCTTCTATTAGTTCATTACTACCTTCAATATCAGGAAACCACCAAAAAGCAGGTAATAGGCCTTTTTTAATACCTCGTTGACAAAGTTCTACATGCTCCCACGCATTTTTAAAATAAATGTCATGGACACCAACTTCATTAATATAACGCTTATCAAAATATGAAAAAGCTCCGACGGAGTGCATATTTAATGCAATCTTTATATTATTAGGGTATTCTACTATATAGCGCGGATTAGGCTTAGCATAGTCTTTAGTTCTGTTTGCAGGTCCATGATAACCAAAATTTAAATGGGTAATACCTGTAACTTTAGCCGCTTCTATATATTTGTTAAATATTGACGGAGATTTAATGATCATATCGTTTTCTATAAGAAAGATATGATCGCAATTTCTTTTTATAAGTTCCTTTATACCTTTATTTTTAGCAACCCCTACTGTTTGATATGAAGGAGTATTCTGCAATATTTCAATGTTTTTATTGCAATGCCACGGTATACCGTCATTAATAACTATTAGTTCGTTCAAATCTTGTTTGTTAGCAAGTACACTATCGATACATTGTTCAGTAAAGTTAGTTCTGTCACAAGCTATGATTGCTGCTCCGATTTTCATGTTTTTAATGCTCTATGATACAAGTCTGTAACATATTCCTTTACTTTATCTTTATCTTTAATCTCTAATAAATCAATAAACTCAGATATAGAAGTTTCAACACTTACACTGAAATTTTTCGTATTAGCAAGTTCGTTGTTAACTTTATTAATTTCGGTGTAATCATAATCTATTGTTAATTCCACTGGCTTTACAGATACTAATTTACGCACAATAGCATCTACCATGCTCGGCTCCAATTGCTTATCTATAATAAACTTTACTATATTACCTGCAATTAACTGCTTAATAACAGTAGCTGTATGCTTACCGCTAAAAATATCTGAATAATAAATTTTATTGTAACGCGGAGAAATATTGTTTTCGATAAATTCGTATGAAAGAGTATCTAGATCTAATATATAAAGACCTTTAGTAGTATTATAATCTCCCCAATCTTGTTGATATGGGCACCCTACGTACAGGATCGTACCTTCGTTATACTTTCTTTCCTCTCTATGATGAAAATGGCCTGAAATAGTAAGTGGTGCTCTACTAGTAAGATCAGCTGATTTGAGACCATTAGTACATACTTTAAAAGAGTTCATTTTAAAACTGTTAATTTCAAAATGACCCACAATTAAATCACACTTAGGTACTTGACTTATATCCTGCCCCCAAGGGCAAAACGCTATGGTCTTACCTTGGAGGTTAACAACTTGAAGAGTGTCAATAACAGTAATATTAGACCAGCCTCTAAGAATGGAGACGGAATTAACAGTAGAATTGTCACGGTAATAAGCGTCGTGATTACCGACTGTAATAATGATATTGAAGTCGCGAAGTATATCGAATATGTCAGTAGCAATATGAAGAGTGTTAACAGCAATGTCGTTGCGATCATGAAATATATCTCCTGGTATTATTATATCTTTTATGCCTCTTTGTTTGAATTGTTCGCAGGCCCATTTTGCATGATCCAAAGCAATTTTATGCCAGGTCTCACTATTACGGTGTACTCCGTAATGCGGGTCTGAAAAAATACCAACTTCAGAGTTATGGATTTTAAATGTCATTATTTTTGTGCATCGGATTTACAGGATCATCGACCCCTACTTGAGGACCGATTATACTGTAAACCTCTTCTTGGTAAGCTGCTAAAGTATCTCGCATTCTTTTTTCTTTCTTAATACGAGATCTCCAGCAATTAAACGCAATAGAATTAAAATATGAAAACGGGTTAAAGCCACGATCAAATTTGTATTTCTTCTCTTTTATGGCATTAAACATATTGATTAAAGAATCCCCAATTGCTTCTTCTTTAAACGTGTAATTAATAAAATTAGGGGCGTGAGCTAGACCGTATGCAATGTTTTTTATCATTAATGCGAGTTTATCGGTAATAACATTAGTTTCATAATACATTTTAAGTTCATCTGTAAACTCTTTGGGGTTTACATAATAAATTTTTTTAGCTTGCGTGGACGCGCTTAACTTTTTTTCTTTTTTAGGAGCAGCTGCTTTTTCAATCGGAGCTGCTTTCGGTAATGTTTTTTTCGGTAATTTTAATTTTTTCAAGGGCATAAAATTCTTTACGTTTATTATAATGTGCTTTTCCGTAAACTAAATCGTCTACTATATCTATTAGAGTTAATATTGTTTTATTTTCGTGAGTGCGAAGGCCGCGGCCTATTGACTGTAGAGTTTTAATTTTTGATTTACCACCAGCTGCAAACATAATATAATGTATATTTTTAATTGAAATACCGGTAGAGAAAATTTTACTTATTGCGACACACACTACGTTATTATGTGCTTCCATCATCTGCTGTATTTTAAGTCTATCTTCTATCTCTACACTGCCTTGTATAAAAAATACTTGTTTATTCTCAATAGTAATTAAATTATTATATAAAGTCTGTCCATGGTCGATATGATCTACTAGAATAAGACAATTATTTTGTAATTTTTTTACAACATTTTTTATAACCTTATTTCTGTACTCATTACTATGAATAAAATCTAATTCAAGACGGTATTTTTGCATCGATGATACCGAAGTATAATCTGGTATCTTGTCATACTGTAAAAGTAATGAAAGTGCTTGTGCATTTGCAATATATTTATCCCCCGCAATTTCTCTTAATTCTGTTGTGGTTTTTTTGTATATAACAGGCCCTATATAATTAAATATATTCCATTTATCTATATCATCCTCTGGTAAAGTACCGGTAAACCCTACACGTCGTAAAGTAGGAATCTTATCAAGTAATTTACAAATTTTATTACCACGCCGTAGCTTATGGCATTCATCTACAATCAAAAGCCCTACTTCAGTAAACCAGGATAAGTCTGATTTTTCAGACTGAAGTATACCCATATTAGCAATAATAACTCTACAATTAGGATCAAGTTCGTTATTACCGGTCCACTTAGTAACTAACTTCATAGGGAAATTATATGAAGTAAAATCTTTATATGTCTGTTCAACTAACCCTATATCCGGTACAACTATTAACACTTTTTGTGTATACTCTATATATTGTAATGCACCGTATACTAAGTTTGATATAATAAAAGTCTTACCGCCTCCAGTTGCTACTTCAATTATACCATAACCCCTTTCAAGTACCCGACCTATAGCTTCAGCTTGATAGTCTCGTAATTCAAAATTACAATCTAATTTTCTTACACTAGAGCCTGGTGTTGCTATATGCACGTTTGCATATAATTTTATAAGTTCTCCGTTAAAAACTATTTCAAAAGGTATATCTAGAGTTTTTAGATATTTTACTATTTCCGGAACTAAACCTACCCCGCAATAGCCAGCTGGAGTAATTGCATATATTCTTTGCGGCATGAATCTGCCGAATTTATTAAAATGAGCAGCTTTATTACGTACAGAGAAATGTTCTTTAATGTTACTGAAAAAATCAGAAACAATTTTAACTTCTTTTCTTTTAGAATCGTAATTAAACTCTACTCTCATTACGTTGTTTCAAGTTTTTGTAGGTCTATAAGATTCTTACAGTCCCATGTTAAAGAGCTTGTAAGCTTTTCAACTTTTTCTAAATACTCAATAATGGTTTCGAGTTTATCTATACTCTCCTGTATTTTAGTTACATTCTCATCATTTGATGTAGCTTGTTCTAGCGTGGTTTTAGAAAGCGGTATAGGTGATTTGCTAATCATATTTTTTATTGCTTTCTTTTTTGTATCATTAAGTTTTCTGAGCTGCATTTTATGGTTCATCAAACGCCCTACCCATTTATGTTTAATAGTAGGCACTAACATCGCTTTGTCTTTTAGAGACAACTCATCAACTTTAATATCCTCAGCTATCTCTTTCTGATACAAATCAAAAAGATTATCTAAAACCAATGATTCCATAGTACTAAGTATATAGTATATAATACAAAAATCAACATGAAGCAATTTGACGAAAAAATAAAACAGATTTTAGAAGATGTAGGGGTAGATGCAGGAGCAGCTGCTAACACAACAACTACAGCCTTCGGGCCAGGTCAATCCCATCCTGCTCAAGTAGGAAAAAGCGGAGATTTTTACGCGCCTGGGGATGCCCGGAATATATTTGGCCCTAAGTCTAAAAAAACCAAATTCAAACCGCCGGGATTTAAAAAAGGCAAAGTGTTACGTAGAAGTTTTCCCGGGATGTAATAAGTAGCCAGAAATGGCCAATGCAAGTAAGAACAAAGGTAAGAGCTGGGAACGGGAAATTGCGAAACATCTCACTGCAATATACGGAGTAAATTTTCAAAGAGTTCCTAACAGCGGAGCATTTGTAGGCGGTTTTAATGCTAACCGTATTTCTAGCTTGACCCCGGAACAATTATTACTTGCATCCGGAGATATAATTTTACCTAGATTTCTATCTCATATTACACTGGAGGGTAAATTTTATAAAGATTTTAATTTTGAAAGTCTGTTAATTAATAACCAACAGCTTGATGGCTGGATTGAACAAGCATCTGTGGTCGGTAAAATTCCCTTTGTTCTATTTAAAATTAACCGCAAAGGCGGGTTTGTAGTATTCCCCTCCGCTATTAAAGATCGGTTAATAATTGAAGGTAGTTATTTAAACTATTGGGTCACTAAAAAGGACAGCCCTGCGCGCGGGTGTTATGTTATTGTCAAAATGGAAGGTTTTTTTGAGACAAATAAAGAATCTATAGTTGCTCTTAACCAGGACAATTATAGACTGTATAGTGATGCGTTTTTACAAAACAGCTCTCAATCTACTAATAATTGATTTTACCTGGATAGAAGAAATTGTCTGCAAAGACTACTACCAACAATTAAACGATTGGGGTATTTTGGAAGAATCTTTAAAAGATAAAGAAAAAAATAGACTACGTATCTACCATTATACAAAACACATGTTTAATGTGTTAAAAAATAATGATAACAACAAAAATACTGTATTTTATGTTATTAAAGATAATCCAAATACGTATTTAAATATTATTACAAAATACCTTCCGTTTATAGTTCATTACGGTAGTATAGATTTTAAATGGATTGATTCAAACAACGGGGAATCTAGAGAAATTATAGAAGGTGTAAAAACTACTAGGTTTAATTTTGACTACAGCAAATACTCTAAACAGAAGGCAAACACCTTTTACGAAAAGTATAAAATCCAACCATTTATTTAAAATATCCGCTTGAGATATATATTATATATGGTATATAAGGCGAACGAAGTGAGCCTTAAAAAAGTTACTACAAAAAGAACCTTATCTAAATTAAACGTTTACAATGCTATGTAAACAAGCCTCTCCTTTCTCCCCCTAAGAGATTATAAAAATTATATACAAAAAAATCAACTGAGAGTTTACAAAATAGTTAAAAACTAGTAAATATACATAAATGGACAAGATTTATCAAAAAGTTAAAGCCAAAAGTAAGTTCTTTAAGATGTTAGAAGAGTATAATATGAGCGGACTGCCAACTACTTCTACACCGGCTGGAGCTAACCCTGGCACACTACCAGTAACCCCGCAACCAGGAGCAACCACTGGTGGGATAGACCCTAAAGTCATTGCTGCCCAAAAACTTGCAGCTGATAAAGCTAAAAAAGCTCAAACTGATGCAGCTAAAGCTGAACTTGCTGAATTACAAAAAGCCGCTAAAAACTTTCCAGCTCAACAAAAAATGATGAACGATAGAATTAAAAATTTACAGACAGCAATAAAAGATGCAGGTAAATTAAGCGCTGGTACACCCCTACAATGAAAAAATTTGATTCTATAGTTAACAGAGTTTTTACCGATTTATTAACTGAGCAACCGGCGCCGGCTCCTGTACCACCAGCGCCTGGTCTAGATCAGACCGGTGGCCCGCAAGGCCAACCAGCTGGCGCACCACCTGCAGCACCGGCCCCTATGCCGGCTGATATACCAGAACCTGAAGAAGAGCAGAAACCTAAACCGTTATCATCTCCAGGTCGGGCATTTTTAGTAGATTTAATTAGAAGAGCTTTAGAGATAGACCCTAAATCATTAGATGATGCTGATATGGGAGTTTTTGCTGATGATGAAGTAACTATTGAGAATGCAGCTGAGGTAGAAAAGAAACTAGCTAGTATTATTAATAGACTTAATCCTTCTAAAATAGATTAATTTTCTCTAGACATTATTTCAGCATTACGTTGCATGCGTTTTGCAACACCCGACCCTGAAGCTAAAGCTGCTTTATATTCTTTATTATTTAAATATTCTTTAGCGGCTGCTTGATAATTACCTCTGCGTAACAGGTCTCTTGTACGCGGAGAACCAGATAAATCCCCTCTAAAATACCCGTCAATAATTGCTATTTTTAAATCGTCTGAAAAAGAATCAAATTTCGCTCCAAAATGGCTTTTAGCTAATTGTATTTTTTTGTTTAAATCTTTATTAAACAAATCCATAACTTCTTGATCGCTTAAAGTTTTATTTTTAAAGGTATTATATTCTTGCGGAGTAACTAAATGACCTATACCCACTGTCCAATAACCTTTACTATCTCTATACAGTTTATTTCTTACCCCCTCATTACGTTTTATATATTCTGACGCTTTATTTAAAAATGTATTAGTTTGCGGGGCCGCAAACGACTTTACATTACTGTGATAAAATTTTTTAAAAGAGTTTCCTGGAGCCGTTGAATACGGCTCTACTATTTGCACTTGAGAGTGCATAGGTGGGGGAATATCTACAGTAATAGGGCCTACTTCATTATTTAGAGATATTTTGCTCTTAAGACCCGGTCTCATATTATATATTTATAAATAATTATTAGTGAAGGTTAAATACCGCAACAAAATATATAGTAGCGAAGATATACCTTTGTTTTTTTACTTTAAAGAACCTTCCAAAAAAGATGATTTTATAAATTTTTTAGCCAATAACTCGTTAATTAAAGAATTTAAAGAAATCCCTTCAATACATGTTATACTTGCAGGTAATACAGTTATAAAAGATAAAAGGGCGCGTATTTATATAAGTTTTGATGAAACAGTAGAGAAAAAAGCTTTGCAAAAAAGTATTTTTTTTAATCCAAAAGATAGTAACGCATTTTTATGTAGTCCGGGAGACATTGAAGAGCGGAATTTAGAGATATGGATAGAAAAACATATAGACGATCTAAATTAAAGCTTGAAAATAATAATTTTTCTCATACTATTTTAGTATGGGTAAATTCTATTCTACTAAAGTAATTCCTCTCGGGTCGTGTGCTTTTCGGCAACCTCATGCGAAAAGCCATTGCAAATATATTCACGGTTACCGGCTACAGGCTAAATTTTGGTTTGCATGCAATGAACTAGATCAAAACAACTGGGTAGTTGATTTTGGTGGTCTAAAGGAACTAAAGAGAGATCTTGAAAATACATTTGATCATAAAACCGTAGTATGGGGTAAAGATCCTGATCTTGAAACTTTTTACCTACTTGAGAGTAAGGGAATGATTGAACTAGTTGTGCTTCATGGCGGGGTAGGCATAGAGAAGTTTGCTGAGCTTTGCTGCGATCTTGCTGATTCTTATGTCAGAAATATGACTGATAATCGTTGCTGGTGTGAAAAAGTAGAAGTTTGGGAGCACGAACAAAACAGTGCAATTTATCAAAAGTATTTTAATATTTAATTATGAGCGCTGATAAGACTCTTTTTCTCTCTGACGATTTTGTCTTTTATACTCTTGAAGGAGAAGGCCGATACATCGGCTATCCTTCTGTGTTTATGAGGTTGTCTATGTGCAATCTCACCTGTATTGGGTTTAAGAGTGATGATGCACCTTTCGGGTGTGATAGTTATGTAAGCTGGTCTAAGAAGAATAAAATGACTTTTGAAGAGATTGCTCAGCTCTTTGAAAAGAACGACTATCATGAAATGCTTAAGCAGGGTGCTATTCTTAAGCTTACCGGTGGTGAACCCTTCATTCAGCAAAAGAATCTTATTGAATTTGTAAAGTTTATTGTTAATCGTTGGGGGTTCTTTAATTTGGAAAATGAGTTCGACTTTATGGCCGCAGAGCCTCAAGAGCCAGTACTTAGGATCGATTTTGAAACTAATGGTACTGTTATGCCGGACGAAGAATGGCATCAACTAGGTTGCGTGGTAACATATACTACGTCTCCTAAGCTCTCCAGTAACGGGGATCCCGAAGAAAAGCGCTTTAAACCAGACGTGCTTCGTTACCTTGTTGATAAACAAGCGTGTTTTAAGTTTGTTGCTAAGCAAGAATCTGATCTTACAGAAGTACTAGAAAAGTATGTTAATAACCCTGATGTTGCGGTACCTAATGAACTAGTTTGGATCATGCCTATGTGTGGGTCTCGGGAAGAGCTTCTTAAAGTCGGCCCAGCTGTAGCTGAAATATGCAAGAAATATTGTTTTAAGTTTAGTAACCGTATGCACTTGCAAATCTGGGATAAAGCCCTAAAGGTATAATATGAAAGCACCCAATCCAGAATGGCATTTTAAACTTAGTGTAATTAAAAGTATACTACGTATTATTGCAGGGGCTGCTTTTATAAAAAGCAATATCGTTGCCGGGGGATTATTGCTAATTTTAGCTGAAATTATTGGTATAGTGGAAGAAATTATATAAATGAAAACTACAATTAAATTCACGTATGAAAGCGAATACACTTCTGAGTTTGCCGGGCATTGTGGAACTCCGCGCAAGCTTGAAGTTGTTTTAGGAGGAGATATTACTCTTGATGAACTTGTTGAGCAATTTGGGCTTTTTGTAAAAGGAGTCGGTTATTACCCTCCTGACAACGCTCATTTAGAATACGTTGATAACGATACAGAAAAGCCTAAGTCGTTAGAAGAATGACAAAATTAAAAAAAATTGGTATTATTGGTACTCAATGTGTGGGTAAAAGCACACTTATTGAGGATATGATTCTTCAATGGCCTCAATTACAACGACCCGACAAGACCTACAGAGATTTAATTAAAGAAAAAAATTTACCAATTAACAAAAACGGTACTAAAGAATCTCAAGAAACTATCCTTAATTTTCTTGTTGATGAGGCCATGGGGTATACAGGTTCTAAAAAAATGATTTATGACCGAACCCCACTCGATAATCTTGTCTATTCTCTCTGGTTGTATAGTAAAGAGACTTCAGATATTGATGAAGCTTTTATCGATAAGTGTGTAGTTACAGTCAGGCACGCACTTAAGTTTTATTCTGTGTTGTTTTATTTGCCCTTAGTTAAGGAAAATGATGTAGCTTTAACTGTAAAAGAACAAAGAGATGTTGATCCGGCTTATAGAGGTGAAATAGGGGTATTATTTGAAACACTGTACAAAGCATGGCAAAAAGGTGGTTCTAGGTTTTTTGATAATGAAGATTGTCCACCGATTATTCCTATTTACGGAAATCCCTTAGAAAGAATTGCTATGCTAAAAATGTATATCAATGAAAAATGCGAATTTTACGGGGAAAGCGAAAGCCTTATCACTAAAGACATTAACGATCAGGCATTTCTTTCGGAGCAGCTAGGATTATCCAATAAAAACTTGCACAAAAAGTAATAAGTAATAACATACTTATTATGACATTCGATAAACTAGCAAATCAGATCAACGAGAACTTCATGCCAGAAGCTCGTAAGCCTAATCCTGAATTTCAGAAATGGAAAGCAGAGAACCCTGGAGTGCCGGTTTATAAGTTTTATAAAATGCAGCGAGATAAGAAGGCTGGTCTAGGTGCAGACGCACCTACTTCAGAACCTTCAGAAGAGCCGGAGATTAGCACCCTAAGTAAGGACCCTGCTACTGAGCGTACTCGTCTTGCAGTAGCAGACTATATCGCGCATAATCCTAACGCTTCAGTTGACGAAATTATCGATGCAATTGCAATTGATAGTACTGAAGAGACACCTCTTAATCTTGACCCGGCAGTAGTTAAAGCAATTGTTGATCAAGAATCTTCTATGGAAGAGCCTGGCATGGAAGAGCCTTCTCTGTCTGATATTAAGAAGGATGAATTGTCTGCTAAGTACGACCGTATGCGTCAAGCTCTATACAGAGCTCGTGGATTTAAGGCACGTCCAGGTCGCCGCGGTGTTTCCCGAGATGTAGAAGGAGAGCCAGAAGAAGATACACCGATTAGCCGCCGTGGTATTAATATGAGGGATGAGCCGTTCGATCCTAATGAGTTGTAAGAAATTTTTCGGTTAATATAATAAATTTCATACCTTTTTTAGCCGCGTATTCATGCGCGGCTTTCCATTTGCACTGGTTTTGATGGTACATTAAATTTTCATACAACACTGTACTGCTCTTTTTTTTGTTAGATTGCTTAGGGGGCTGTGTTTGTGCGTATGGTTTTAATTCAATTAAATATTTTTGCACCTCCCCGGCCGGATCTTTAATTGCAGCTATAAGGTCTATGTAATATTTGTGTACTTTTTTATCCACATCGTTGTAATAAGGTATCACTATTGACTCGCTAGCCCAAGCAACCACGTTTGGATTCTTATCAAAATACAAAAAAAAGTTTTTTTCTAATGAAGACCTGTATGACGGATTTGTACCGCCTTTGTATTTATCTCTATTTATCGGGGTATATAATCCTTGAAAGTACTTGTTATTTTTAGGGTAGGCCATATACTATAGTTACTTACCTGTGCAAATATCTCAAAATTTAGTTATCAATACGTTTTTCCAATACTGCAAACGTCCGGTATTTAAAAAAACTACTGGCACGTATAACGGGGAGTGTCCGTATTGCCATGAAGGCAAAAGTGCAGGTAAGAAGAGACGGTTCTTTTATATACCTGAAGAAGACCATCTTTATTGTCATAATTGTAGCGCCAGTACTGATGGTTTTAATTTTGTAAAAGAGCAAACAGGTATGTCATTAAAGGACATACTTGCAGAGTCTGAATTACGTACAGACACTATAGAAGATATTATTAAACGTTCTTCCGTTTATAAGAAATACAATCCTAAAAGTTTACCAGATGATTGTATAAACCTGTTTGACAATAATCAGACTTCATTTTATAGTGCAAATGCTACTGTTAAAGATGCTTTAGAGTTTATTAATAAAAGAAGGCTTAACACCGCAGTCAATCGCCCTAAAGCTTTGTGGTTGAGTTTAACTGACTATACGCATAAGAATAGAGTTGTATTTCCATTTTATAGTCCCAATGGAGGGGCTAAAGTAGAATTTTATCAATCTCGTGCACTCTATAAAGTTGATGAAGATAGGGCTAAGTATCTATCTAAAGCTAATTCAGATAAAGGTATATTTAATATAGACAAGATTGTACCTGATATTGAATATATATTTTTACAGGAAGGACCTATTGACGCTATGTTTTTACGTAATAGTGTAGCCTTGGCAGGTATTAACCCTACTGAAAGTCAGGTAGATCGTTTACAGACGCTATTCCCTATGCATACCCTAGTTTACGTACTCGACAATCAATGGGTAGACAGTACTTCTTATGATGTTACCAGAGCTCTTCTAGATAAAGGCGAAAAAGTTTTTCTATGGCCAGCAGGCCTTGAAAGATTTAAAGACATTAACGATTTATGTGTGCACACTAAACAAGATGAACTAGATTGGAATATAATAGTTAAGCATACATATACAGGTATGAAAGGTTTAATTAAATTTTCTCAAATCAAATGCAAACAAAATTAATCGCAATTACTCAGCCGTTTGTCCCCATGGTTCCTGAAGGTTTTAGAAACCCTCACCCTGGTAACGACCATTTCAATATGACCCCAGAGCAATTTGTTGTGTATATAGCCCGAGTAAGCAATCCGTCTAACCAAATGAATACCGAGACTGGTCACAAGCTTATTCGCTATCTTATTAAACACAAGCACTGGAGTCCTTTTGAGCACATAAGCTGCACTTTTGAGATCTGGACATCTAGAGCTATAGCGGCTCAGATTCTAAGACATCGCTCATTTACTTTTCAAGAGTTTAGTCAGCGCTACGCTCAGGCAACTAATTTTGAACCTGTAGAATGGCGTAAACAAGGCAAGACCAATAGACAAGTCGGGGATGAGCCGGTACAGCTTCCACAACATCTGCAGTACGCAGTTGATGAAGCTCAGCGTAACGCTAAAGCTTTATACGATCAGCTTATAAATGAAGGTATTGCTAAAGAATCTGCTAGAATGATACTCCCCCTTAATACCCAAACAAGAATTTATATGTCAGGTACTTTGCGTAGCTGGATTCACTATCTTGATCTTCGTTGCGCAGAAGGTACTCAAAAGGAGCATAGAGAAATAGCTTTAGACATAAAAAAAGGTCTCGAAGAATTATTTCCCGAGACCTTTAAAGCTATTAATGAGTTAAGCGTTAACGAGGGGTAGAAGCGTCTTTAACTTTCTTTTCAGAAGTAATTACGACTGACTTGAAGACCTCTGCTAAACCGCGGAGGTTTTCTGCTAATTTAGTAATACGCTTTTCTTCTCGACGAACAACTCCACGGAACGGTATCGAATTTTTAATTTCTAATTGATTAATTTGAGAGTTAAGACTTTCAGGACCGGTACCGTTAACGAAATCAGCCATCTCTTCTAATTTAGAAATCCAATTACGAGCCGCATCAACACCTGACGAATCGACCTTTAACTGTGGGTTATCAGCAACATCAAAATCTTTAGGATTAGTACCTTTGTCTAATGAACGTTTGTAAGCTTCTTCATCAGACATTTCTCCGCCAGAAGGGGCTGGAGCAGCCTCCATTTCATAGTTCTCCTTCATAGCTTTTTTCTTTTTGTCTGACATTTTATGTTTTTCGCGAAGAGTTATATCTTTATCCCCGACTTTAATTTTATCTCCTGGTTTTTTGCCAGCGGCCTTTGCGTCTTGCACTGCTTTACTGAACGCATTACCTTCTGTTTCTTCTTTCTTTAAGCCTTTCTTTTTACGAAGAGCTGCAAAATCTGCACCTGTAATTTTACCCTTAGGTTCTGCTACATCGATGTTTTTTTGACCACCATGAAGTTTTTCGGTTTCTTCGTTTAAGGATTTAAGAAATGTATTTGCAAACTTTGACATAATACTATTATTTATCAAAAACATTTGAATTTCTAAGGTTATATTTTATTATAAACATATGGCTAAAGCACTCGTTATTCTTTCTGGTGGTATGGATAGTTCTATTCTCTTACACCATGTTGCAACACGTATGCGTTATGATGAACTGTACGCAATTACATTCAACTACGGTCAACGGATTATTCGAGAAATTGATTGTGCAAAAGCTCAAGCTCTAGATGCAGGTGTTACTGAGCATAAAATTATAAATATGGATTTCTTTAGAGATATTTCTAAGATGTCTGCTCTTACCAATACCGATCTTAAAATTCCTAAAGCAAGAGAAGATATAGGAAACGCTCAACCGCTTAGTTATGTACCGTTTAGAAACTTACTACTTCTAACAACTGCAGCTGGATGGGCTGAAAGCATTGGAGCAAATGACTTATTTTACGGGGCAGTACAAACTGATGACTTTTCCGGATACTGGGACTGTACTTCATTATTTTTGAACAAAGTTAATGATGTGTATAATCTTAACCGTAAAAATACAATTAAGGTAAATGCACCTTTTATGACATGGTCTAAGGATCAAGTTGTAAAGGAAGGTATTGATTTGAATATTAATTTTTTACAGACCCATACTTGTTATGAAGGTAAAGAGGTAGCATGTGGAGAGTGTGTGTCTTGCGCAGCGCGTATTAAGGCGTTTATAGACAATAAAACTATAGATCCAATTAAATATGCAAAAGAAATACCGTGGAGTAAATTTGATTGTAAGACATACTAAGTTATGTGCGGTATAGCAGGATCAATTAATAAGGCTACAGCTTTTAAACTGTACCAAAGCAATTTAAACCGGGGCTTTTATAGTTCCGGTTCTATTGTACTTGATGACCTCAACATGTGGGTTTGTAAAAAAGTTTTGGGGCAATTTAAAGATTCAGTTGAGCCAGCATGCGTGCCTGGTATACATACAGAAGGTTTATACTATCTTTATCATTCTAGAGGACCTACAGTAGAAACTAAAGGTTTTAATGAAGAGGATAACCATCCATTTTTTTATGATGACTGGATAGTTGCTCATAATGGTATTATTAGTAATTTTGAAAAACTTTCTAAAGAACATTACCCTGGTGTAGATTTTACAGACAAAACCGATAGTTGCATTATACCTCGAATGCTTAGTTTATTTGGTATTGAGTATGGCCCAGAAAAACTAGAAGGTACTTTTGCATTCTGGGCTTATAATATACGCACAAACAATCTTTACCTTGTACGCAATTCTTGTACTTTATTTGCAAATTTAGCAACAGGAGATTTCTCATCTACTGAATTTGAAAATAGTATACCACTTGAAGAAGGTAAGCTTTATTGCATAGATTATAGTAAACAGCAACTTACACAGAACACTCGATTAAAAATTAAACGTACTTTTAGTTTTAAATCTCCATATTTTATATTCTAAGTATATCTATGGCTAATGATGCTATAGATTACATTAATAGAGACATCGTAAATGTTAAAGAAGACCTACGTACTATCAGTAAATTAGTTAGAGATGGTAACGGCCAGCCTAGCCTTATACAACAGGTAACTATGCTGCAAAGCGATATAGGAAGAATTGAAATAGAAATAAAAGAAGAAATACTAAACTTACAAAGCACTGTTGAATCATTTAAAGCTAAAGAAAAAGAAAGAAACACACTAACTTGGCAATTTAAAACAGCAATCGGGGTTGCATTAATTACAAGCTTTACTTCAGTTTTGTTGCATTATATGAACAACAAAACTACCGATACGGAAAAAGTTCTAACTCAAATAGTAGAAAGACTTGATAAAGTTAATATAACACCTAAAAAATAAAGTAGATTTAATAAAATTATACTCTAGAATAATTCTAGATATGAAGAGTATTAATTTTTCGCTAGAGGAAGTACAGCTAATTATAGAATCTTTATTGTTTACATCCGGTACCGATGTTTGCTCGGAACATACTGATGCACAAAGAATTAAAATGATAAATTTGGCTGAATCTCTTAATAATAAATTTGATAAGCCCAATCTGCATAACATATATCTGTATAAAGATATGACAATTTCCGATAAGATTACACCAGTAATTACTGAAAAATTCTCTAATCTTCCACTTAGTGATATTATTACTGATTAATGAAAAAAACAGTTTTAGTATTCTGCTCTCAAGTCTCGAATGAAAAAGAACTTAATGAGAGATATGGTAAATATCATATTTTAAAATCTTCCTGTTTAAAAGAAGTAGAATGTGTTAAAATATTTTCTAACACAAAATCTCTTCCAAAGAGATATAATGAATGGATAAAAAATGAAGATTATAATGTAGTTTTCGTACATGATGATGTTTTAATAAACGATAATGAATGGTTAGAAAAATTATCTAATAATTTAAAAAAATACGACGTAATCGGTCTCGCTGGTACTTCAACCGCAAGAATTTCAGAACCATGTCTATGGCATTTAATGAGTTCTAAAGAAGACCATAAAGGTAGAGTTAGTCATGTATCAGATGGAGGCAACGGCACTTTTGTAACCCACTTTGGCAAACACGGAAGAGTTCTTATACTCGATGGTTTGTTTTTAGCTTTTAACTCTAAAAAAGTGTATGAGGCTGGAGCATTTTTTGATGAGACCAATCCTTGTGTTGCACATTTTTATGACATAGATTTTAGTTTAACTTGTAATAGTAAAAAATTAAAATTGGGTACCGTGGATATTAATGCAATACATAATTCTCACGGACTTCGTTCCTTTACTGATGAATGGCTTTCAGGCCAGGCCTGGTTTTTAGACAAAGTTAAGAATGGAAAATATTTAACCTGATAATATAATTTAATTATGATTATTAACGATCAAAAAATATACGACGGATCTTTTATTCACAAGCGTTTTGCGTACAAATATTTCCGAGACAAAACTTTACCTATTGGTAATATTGTTTCGTTTGTGGCACCGGTTGAAGTTACTTTGAATCTTATTGATTTAGAAGATTCTCTTGAGAAAGATTATATCTATAGCGAGTCTATGGTAAATTTTTGCTGGGAGATACCTAATTTAGATCCTTTCGGTGCTGTATGTTTTCAACGCCTATTCAATACTTCTATTGCTAATATTCTTTATAAGCAAATTAATAAGCCTATTGAAATGAAGGGAGACGATATTATGGTTCATGCTGACCATAATCAAGGCGGGATACATCAAACTAAAGGTAAAGCCTCCGTTAGCATTACCTATTCAAAAGATAATGTAGCTATAGGGCATACCGGTGTTAACGTTGTAGCTGGTAAAAAGGCTCCTGCTTTTGCATTTAGTACTAATCTTACCCCTGACCAGACTGTAAAATTTCAGAATGATGTTATGCATCAGTTCTACAGCATGGTAGATAATATTTTTATTGCTACTACCAAAGTTATTGTTTAATGTTCGAATACTTAAACAAGATCTTATTTAAGACTAAATCTCCAGATACGGAAAACTTAGACGAAAACTCTGAGTTTCAGCCGTATCTGGTGCAGCGGTGGTGTAGTATGTATTCTCCTGAAATAACTACCCTTCTTAATCAAACTAGTAATAGACATTGGTCTACCTTACAAGGTAATGTAGAATGGTTTAATTACCTTAACGGGGTAATACCTAAGACTAGATTTAAACGTATTAATTATATTAAGAAAAAGAAAGACACTGAAAATAAAACTACTTTAAAGCAAACTATACAAAAAGTTGCTAATAATCTTGAAATTTCAAGTAGGGAAGTAAGTTGTTATATAGAACAATTTAATTTACAATTACCAAATGAAAAAAAGTGAAATCGCTTTAGAAAAAGCAACAAAAAATATGAGTAAGTCAGACCGCGACAAAGCGTTTCAGGCTTATGAAGATGTGGGTACTAATTTAACCAAAGGTATGGTACGCCTAGAGGACTATACTGGCAGTGACCTTAATTTAGCTAATTGGCGCCTCACAGCCGTATTGGATGATATTTTAATGTGCCAGTTTGTTGATACAAATGAAGACGGCACTCAAATTATGCGCGGCGGGATATTTGTACCTATTAACGTCACGCAACAAGCTTGGCGGGTAGCAAAGGTCCTTCTAGCAGGCCCCCGGGCTAAAGTTAAACCTGGTCAGCATGTTATTTTTCCAAGTACGTTCGGTCTAAAGGCTAGCAACATAAATAATCTTAGACATATTGTCTTCTTAAATGAAGATCGTATTTTTGGTGTTGCTGAGCCTGAAGAAAATAAATGAGAGTATCTCAAACAGCTTTAACAGCTTTGCTTAATAAAAACGCCGTAGAACTTAGATTTCTACGGCGTCGCCCTATTGCTGGCTCTCCGGCCACTCGTAGAATGCTTGCAACTAATGATACAATACTTTTAAACAGTACAGAAGGTAGAGTTGCATTAAATTTTAAACCTGCTTCAGGAAGACTTAAATTTAACCCTCAACAAAAAGGATTAGTTTTAACCTGGGATATATTTATGCAGGATTATAGACTAGTACCTTCAGAATCTGTAGAGGTAGTTAGTGTTATTCCAACTACCCCGCCAGAACAATTCTGGAAATACTTTAGTGAGGTGTTAAGTAAGATGTCTGCAACTGATAAACAACAGTTTATGGACAAATAATATGTTCGACAATTTAGATAATGCTATTAAACCTTATTTCCTTAAAGATGTGGTATTTTCTTTAAAAAATAAACCTTATAAAAAAGGCAAGCTTATTAATTTTCGTTTGTCTGGTTGTTATATAGCTTTTATTGTTAATACCGAAAAAAAGAAAGAGACGTTTGAAATTCCGTTTCCTTTTGCTTTAGAAGAAAAAAATAATCAGATAATTTTTGACTATAGACTTGAAACTTTGGCTGAACAAGATTTTGAATTACTAATAAATTTGAAATCAACCTCTAAAATTAGAAATAGCAAATTTTACAACGCTGTACTTACAATTAACAAATTGAATTAGTTGTAAGACACTCTATCATATAAGGCTGATGAAACTTACTAAGCCTTTGATAGAGTATTTTCCTGCTGGCTTTACACCGAGAAGCCACCAAGTACAAGGCCTGGAAAAGATAGAAGCTGCTTTAAGCAAAGGTACAAAGTTTATCATTGTACAGGCCCCAACAGGCTCAGGTAAATCGTTTATCAGCAAAACTCTTTCAAACACCACTGACCGTTGTCATAAAGATTATGAAGAGTTGGTTTTTAATTATCATGCATATGATGAAGACTATGCTGGAGCTATAGCAAAGCTACCATCTCACGGTTTGTTTGCTCTTACTACCACTAAAGCGTTGCAGAATCAGTATAAAGATTTGTTTAACGAATCTTCTGTTTTTAAAGGTAAAAGTAATTATCAATGTGAAGTAGATACTAGTTTTACTACAGAGCATGCGCCGTGCTTAATTGCCCCCGCTCAAAAGAAAGAATGCTGGGATCAGCATTGCTGCCCGTATTACGAAGCTCGCAATAGCGCATTAATCGAAAGTTTTACGGTACTAAACTATGCTTCGTTCTTTAATCTACCCGACCATCTTAAGAAGCGTCAAATAATTGTAGCAGATGAATGCTCGGAATTAGAAGATGAAATAGTAAAATATTACTCTGCGGTTATTGATTATAAACGTTTGACTGTTAACGGTATTGAATACGAAAAATTAACCAGCGAAACACCTGCCAAAGCGCTGGGATGGTTGACTGATCTTGCTGAATCTGTAAAAGAAGTTATTGAGGCTCATAAAGGACGCGCTCGTTACGAAAATAATAAAATAGAACTTATTAAACAACAGTTTAGAAAAGATCTCTACGATTCAATCATCAATATTATTGATCATTGGGATAAGACCCAATATATAATTGAGAAAGACGCTGAGAAAGCCATTTTTACCCCGCTTAAAATTGATACTTTGTCTCACTGCTTGTTTGATTACGCAGATGTTATTGTATTAATGAGTGCAACTATAGTAGATAAGAATATCTTTGCAAAAACGCTAGGTATTAAAGAATTTGAATATGTTGAATTTGATTCAACCTTCGACCCTAAAAAGAGCCCTATCTATTGTCATAGTAAATACCCGCTTAATTATAAAACTCTAGAGACCCATTTACCTAACGTAGTAGAAATTGCGCATACTATTGCCGAGAGCCATAAAGGAGAAAAAGGCATTATACACACCCACTCTTTTAATATTACTCAAGCAGTACAGAAGAGACTGAAAGGTAAGCGCTTTCTGTATAGAGAAGAAGGAACAACAAACGAAACTATCATTAAGGAGCATGGTATCCGTAAAGATGATACTGTACTTGTAAGTCCTTCTCTTACTATGGGTCTAGATCTCAAAGGAGATTTAGGTAAATGGCAAGTCATTATAAAGATGCCGTATCCTTCTTTAGCTAGTAAAAGAATAAAAAAGCTTTTTGAAGTAGATCCAAAATGGTATAAAATGAAAATGTTTATTTCGCTTATTCAAGCCTGTGGGCGGTGTACCCGTAGTGCTGAAGACGAAAGCATAACCTATATTCTGGATGGAGTCTCGGCTAAAACTATTATAGAAAATAGACATATCTTACCTAAACACTTCTTAGACCGTATAATGTAAGTAATAATGTGCAGAAGTATACATTTCACTGGGAAGTAAAGGATTTATTAACCCAATTTTTACAGGCCTTTGACGGGGCTATCGTAAAACGGTATGATAATGCACGTGTAGCGGGTAACAATGTTGCAGTCAGATATGTATATGCACCTAAACAGAGAGTATTGCATGATTTAGTTAATAAAGCACAGCATATTACTTTGCCTGCTATTTCTTTTTGGATTACTAGTATAAGTAGAGACCCTACTAGAGTTTTTAATAAACTTGAAGGTCAGTACTGGACTAATACTACTACCTCGGTTTATAATAAAAGTTCTTCGGATAAAAATTTACAGCCAGTACCAATTAACATAGAAGTTAGTGTTAGCATACTAACTAGATTTCAAACAGATATGGATCAAATTCTTAGTAATTTTGTTCCTTATAGTGACCCTTATTTTATTATTTCATGGACAAGAGACGGAATGCCGGGATTAGAAATACGTTCAGAAGTTTTATGGGGCGGTAGTCTTAATATGACTTACCCGGTCGAGCAACAGAGCACCCAGCCAACTCGAGTCATTTGCGATACAAACTTTACAATAAAGGGTTGGTTGTTTAAATACGACGCTAACCCAGTAGGCAGAATATTTAAAATTGATACAAATTTTTACCCGGTATCAGGTACCCCTACTTTACAAAATATAGACTACTTAGTTAATCCAGAATTGACTGAATCTTTTACTCTTTCAGCATTACCAGTTATAGCATATAGCTCTAATTGGTTTGCGCAAAGATCCTTATCAGGTACTTTAGAAATATACGGAGATATGTACTCTCACACTAATAACGTATATCTTAGTGGTAGTTCTGGTATGTTTACGGGTACCACTACGATTAACCCGTTTTCTGCTTCAACTAGTTTATCTGCATCCTATCCTGCCTTAACCGGGGTCGCTACTGCATTAGATTATTATGTAGTTAGCGACAATAAAATGATTGTGACTTATCAAGCACCAAGCGCAACAGGCTTTTTTGATATTATAGTCATAAATGATGCGGGTTACACGAAATTATCAACCGGTTCATATAATCCTAATTTTACTACCCAGTATCCTTATATATCGGGTATACAAGTTGTTTAATTTATGGCTTTAATCACAGACGGTTTAGTTAATCAATTAGATGCAAGTGTGCTTTTGCTTTCAGGCTTTAGCGATGGCCAATCTTTACTTGATAGTTTTATACCTGATAATATAGATAGTGATGGCTGGTACGGGTCTGCTGGCTATGATATGAAAATAGTTGCTAACGGGCAGTTTAATAAAGCTGTTATTCGAGCCAATACAGGTAATATTACATTTAAAAACCCTTATAAGTTTTTAAATTACACCGAACTAACTGTATTAATAGCAGCTAAAAGAACCGGATTGAGTTACACTGGTTCTTGGATGGGTTTATTTAGTACTTGGTATAATTATGCAAAATCTGGATTAACTATACTTTCTGTAACTAACAATGCTAATGTAGGTGGTTATTATGGTTGGGGCACCTACGGAGGCATTACTACAACTCAATCTAGTAGTTCTATGCCGCTTGATACACCCGTTGTTGTAGGTGTTACTGTTTCTCCGAGCACCTCAGGTACATTTTACACCAATGGTTCAAATTCAGGCACATTTTTAAATTCTAAATCTCAAGCTTATTTCGGTATAGGGGGTCTAGAGTCTGCAGAAGGGTTTTTCGTAGGAGATATATATGAAGTGTTAGCTTACAATAGAGTTTTAACTACTTCTGAAGTGCAAGAAACTTCCCAGTATTTAATTAATAAATGGTTTTATCCGTCGTAACAATTTGCCAATATTTTAAACAATAAGAATTGGTAATATAAAAAACCTAGTTTATAATAAGAATGTAATTGTAAATATTCTAAATGGCTGACGACGTAAAACCTAATTTCTTTACTAAAGCTTTTGATAGCTTTGTAAGCAAGCTTCCTTATACAAGTAATACACAGGTTATTACGGATATTAAAAGTCTTAATCCTAAATTTGAAACTTTTTACCAGGTAAGTTCATCTTCTAAAGAAAAGCTTTATAATCAAGCAGTTTCAACTGCACACGATAAGAACAATATTAATATACCTACTTTAGACGGTATCGTTATTAACAAATCCTATCATGATTTTCTTTACGCTTTAATTGATACCGATAAACCAAAAAGACTAGCAGATTATCGTATTATGGCGTCTTATGCAGAAATTAGTGCTGCATTAGATGAAATTTGTGATGAAATGTTAGTAAAAGATGAAAGAGGTAAATACGCCAATTTAAAAGTTGCAGATAGCAAAGACGAAATCATCGTAAAAGAATTACAGAAAAATTTTAGTCAGATTGTAGAGATGTTCAATCTCGAAAATAAAGGTTTTGAGTATTTTCGAGCAATATTGATAGACGCAGAGTTATTTTTTGAAAACGTAATTAACGAAAAGAAAAAAGATGCTGGTGTTATTGGTGTAGTTCAAATTCCAACTGAACATATTAATCCTATTTACGATAATGTTCAAAACATGTTAATTAAAGGGTTCATGTTACGTAAGCCTGTTATTGACACCTCCACCAATAATCGTTATACCGCTAAACAAGAACTTATACCTTTAGACCGTCACCAAGTAACATATTTTCATTCAGGTACTTGGAACGAACACAAAACAATTCGTCTTCCTTATATAGAAATAGCGCGTAGAGCATATAAACAACTTTCTCTCATTGAAGATAGTATTGTAGTTTATCGTTTAGTAAGAGCGCCAGAGCGTTTAGTATTTAAAGTAGATGTAGGTAATATGCCTGCACCTAAAGCAGAAGCTTATATTAAACGCTTAATGCAGTCTTACTGGTCCCGTAGAACTTATGATTCTACTCAAGGCAATTCTATTAATGTTTACGATCCGCAAAGCATGTTAGATAGTTATTGGTTTGCTAAACGCCCGGACGGTTCTGGTACTGACGTAACCACATTAGCGGGTGGTCAAAACCTAGGTCAATTAGACGACCTTAACTACTTTGTTAATAAACTTTACAAAGCTCTTAGAGTACCGACAAGCCGTCTTAACCCGGAAACTAAATTTGCTGATGGAGCTGAAATTCTTAGAGAAGAACTTAAGTTTGCTAAGCTTATTATTAGATTACAGCGTCAGTTTGCATCTACTATTAAGGAAACTTTTATTACCCATTTAAAGTTAAAAGGTCTTTGGGAACAATACAAACTTAGAGAATCTGACGTTAGTATTACCCTCAACCCGCCTTCATATTTCCACGTAGCAAGAGAAGCTCAAATTGAAGAGCTTAAATTCAAGTCTTTCTCTGATTTAACCGGTACCGAAGCAGTATCAAAGACTTACGCATTAAAGAAGTTCATGGGTTGGACTGATGAAGAAGTTAAAGCTAATAGAGAATGGCAAAAGAAAGATGCAGCATTTGTATTTGAACTTAACCAAATTACTAATGCCGGTCCAAACTGGCGCGAAGGTTTAACAGCCGGTGGTGGAGCTGAAGCTGGTGCAGGTGGCGCTCCCGCAGCTGCAGGAGGCGGCGGTGGGGGTGGTATACCTTCATTCGGTCCTGGCCCGGGCGCCGCGCCTGGCCCTGAAGCTGGTGCTCCTGAAGCTGGCGCGCCTGGTGCACCTGAAGCTGGAGCCCCTGGTGCTGCTCCTGCCGCTGGTCCACAGCCTGCAGGCGGTCCGGCTAGCGCATTACCAACAACATAATCACCCCATAAAGAACATCGGTTAGCCTAAGTATTTATATGTCTATTGGCATATATAAAATTATATTAGGTGAATATTACTATATTGGTTCGTCTAATAATATACAAAGACGTATTACCAAACATCTTCAACATTTACGGAGAGGTACACATATAAATCCGTTTCTACAAAATGTATATAACAAGCATTCGGGTACGTGGAAAGTAAAAGTGTTGGAAGAGACCGTAGAGCAAGATTTACTTGCTATAGAGCAAAAGTACCTAGATATACACTACGGAAAAGACGGCTGTTTAAACCTAGTTCCAACTGCTAATAAACCGCCTTCAGCTCGTGGTAGAAAACAACCTAAATGGGTCCGTGAGAAAATATCTGAAGGCAAAAAAGGTTGGGACCCGTCTAAAGAAACCAGACAAAATATGTCTTTTTCGGCCCGTCGTAGACACAAAACTGTTCCGTTTTATCTAGTCTCTGACGCTATACGGCTCGGTCCTTTTTATACTTTTAAAGAGGTAAAACAAGCAGGTATTATGGATGATAGCTCTGCCTGTGAACTTTACAATAATCGAGGTGGACCTACCCGTAAAGGTTATAAACTTGAACGTATTAATTTATCCTAAAAAGAAACCCGGAGGCTCTTGGTCTTCTTGTTTACTGTTTATTAACTGTTCTTCTAATTCTTTTTTCTCGGTAATACCTTGAGACATTAAGTCTTGATAAGCAATAGTACCACTACCGAATAATGCAGTACCTTGGTACTTACCACGAGTATTAGCCAGTGATATCTTAACTAAAGCTTTAGCATATTCGAATACCCAGCGCTCTTTTACTAAATCTTTAATAGGGCGTTCTAATTTACATGCAATTATAGCCCAATAGCGGTCCTTCCCGCGCGCAGCAGGATCTGGAGTAATACGCAATACTTGGGTACGAGGATCAAATCTAAAATAAGGCTGCATAGCAAAGACCTTTTCACGGGTCTTTAACCAGTCTTTTAAAATATGCCACGATATTACGTCAAATGCTTTACTGCCTAACGAATACGCAAAATGCATTTGCTGAGCTAATGATTGTTCAATAGTAAATAGAGTATTAACACCTTCATTAGTACCTACCGAAAAAGAAGTAACATCCTGTACTTTTCTCCATACTTCTAAATCTTGATCCCAACCAGATTGAAAGGTTGAACTTAATGCAGACACTTCTGGATTTAAAGTATTATTTATTAATGTATCAATCTTAATACCTTTACCATAGGTGTATAAATTACTATCAAACACTAAAAGTTCTTCTGTACCAGGTACAAAACGCGAATACATTTCGCAAGCATAAGCAATAGAATCATAAGTAGCGACGCACGCGACTTCTAAATTAATTAAAGGTGCTCCTAACTGAAAAAATATTCTTTCAGCTAACAAATCATACGATGTTATACGGGAATTTAAATTTGTAGATAAAAATGCAGAAGGACCAATGGTATTCGTCGCCATATCTACAATACTTACTACATCCCTAATACTTTTATTACTGCAGCATGCACGTCTTCAGCTGTAACAAATGCATCTTTATTATACTCGCATTGTTCCCAGAGCCAAAATTGTTTTTCTCTTAGATATTTTTTATGTTTAAGCAGATTAATATTTTCTTTATATCCAAATATATCAGGGTTAGATTGAGAAAATATTACAACCCCTCGTTTGCGTTCGTAGTTATGATTTAAGTGTTGCAAAAAACTATCAACTGAAATCCAAGTATCGTATTCTTTTATAAGCTGTATAATTTCAGATAATTTTAAATTCTGTCTAAAATCAGTAATCCCCGCAATAGGTTTATCTTTACTTGCCCCGATTTGTACGGTTTTTATACCACTATTATTCAATAATAAAATTAATTCCGACCAGTAAGGAAAGTTTTTTGGATTTTCTTTACCATTACGTAAAGCTTGTGCGTATGGACTTATCAAAACAGTTTTCATGAAGTGTATTTTGTTTTATAAGCTTCTCCTAATGATTTATTCCAATTGTGTTTATCCATCCATGCATAGATATTATTTTCATCTTTATTAACTAGCATACAAGATTCCGCTAGACTTACTACCTCAATTCCAACGTCTTGTTCAAACACGTCAGGGTAACACGCCCCAATAATAATTCTATGATCAAAATACTTTTTCTTTATTGCAGGTAAAGCTGCTGATCGAAATGCATAGTGATCCCCAATGCCACCATCAAGAGGAATAACTTTAATTTTAGCTATAGGCACTTTCCATTTTTTTAAATAGTCATAAAACACTTTTTCATCTTGTTCAAAAAATTTTACTTCATTTTGACTACGTATACCACCTGCTCCATATCGCATATGCCAAGTCTTTACATCGGTTAGCACTGATAGTCTCCAGCCAGCTCTTTTCATTTCATATGTAAAAATTGTCTCTTCTCTATGACCTACTTTAGATAGTCTAGGGTCATACCCATGTTTACCAGCCTCTTTGCGATACAAAAACGTACTACCCTGTAAATGATCAACATCTACTATTTTTTGAGTATGTTTTTCCATCCACTGTATATTCAAGCCTATAAAAATATCCTCAATTTTATTAGAACCTAACGTGCTGTATGCAAAAGGGTTTTTGGGATCTAGTATCAACGGCCCCACTGCGCCTACCTTGGCATTATTAAACGCAAATTCGCTTAATTTTTGCAAAGTATCAGCTTCCATTATATTATCATCATCTAACCGCCAAACCCAATCCGTTTTTACTTCTTCTAAAGCGCGATTATGATTGATCACTTGTCCTCTTCGACCCCCTACTTTTACTTCCCAATTTATACCAACTCTATTTAATAGGGTAAAAAGATTCTTGTATATTTCATTATCTCGTAAATCTTCTAAGGTCGGATTATCATCATAAATAAATAAAGTGCCAGGCTTAACAGTTTGACTTGCAAGAGACGTTAAGACTAGAGGCAACGTAGTATTAAAACGTCCTTTTGTAGAAACAGTTGCAGTTACGTTTTCTGCTATCATTACCAATATTATACAAAACTACATAGAAAATGCAATAATTTGACTAAATAATATTGATGGTTTTAAAACTCATTACTCAAACTCCTATTACTGAAGGGCTAGATGTTCTTATTGAAGAGGGTAATAAGGACAAGCCTTCCAATATATACATTACTGGTGTATATATGGTTGCTGATGAAAAAAATCGTAACAACCGTATTTATAGTAGAGACGAAATGGCTAAAGAAGTAGCCAGATACAATGAAGAATTCGTTAGTAAAAATAGAGCATTAGGAGAGCTCGAGCACCCGCAAAGCGCAACAGTTAATAGTGAACGGGCTTGTCATATGGTGACTGAGCTTAGAATGGATGATAATATCGTTAAAGGTAAAAGTAAAATACTTCGCACCCCAATGGGCGAAATAATGAGATCTTTAATTCTTGATGGTGTTAAAATGGGTATGTCGTCTCGAGCATTAGGACAATTAGAAGATAAGGGCGGGGTTAATTATGTCAAGAACATGAAACTTATCTGTGTTGATGCTGTAGCGGATCCTTCAGCACCCGGTGCATTTGTTAATGGTATATTAGAGTCAAAAAGTTTTGTTATTAGTACCGACGGCAGATTTGAAGAGGTATATGATAAACTTGAAACCGCTCTTTCTAAATTACCGCGTAAAGATGTAGATGTTTATTTAAGAGAAAACATTCTTAAGTTTATTAACAGTTTAAAGTAATATGAACCAACAAAAAGCTAACATTATTAAGTTTGTACAGAGTGTATCAAACAATAACTTTAAGGAAGCTAATAATTTTTTATCCGCGGTTGTTAATGAAAAATTAAAGGCGCGTATACAATCTGCTAATTCTAAACTTACAAATAGTAAGTAAACATACTGTAAACTAAGCCCAGTTTCCATAAATAATTCTATACCATATGAACGACATCACCAATCTTTTAAAGGAAGCAACTAAGGACCTTTTATCCGAGGAAAGCCTCAAGGCCATTGCTGAAGCTGTAGAAAAGAAAGCTGAAGAAAAAGTACAACTAGCTGTTGAATCAGCTCTTGTTAAGCAAGATGAAGAGTATGCAAGTAAACTTGAAAAAGTATTAGAAGCTATTGATGCCGATCATACTGAAAAGCTTGATAAGATCGTAGCTCGTATCGATGAGTCTCATTCTGCTAAGTTCCAGCATGTTATGCAGACTCTCGACGAAACTCATAGTGTAAAGCTCGTTAAGCTTGTTAAGCTTTATGAAAACGCTCTTAAGAATGAAGCTGAGCAGTTTAAGAACACATTAGTTGAACAGCTTTCAAATTATATTGATCTTTATATTGATAAAGCTATTCCAGCTGAACAAATTCGTGAAGCTACTGAAAACGCTCGTTCTCGTAAGATTGTAAATGAAGTAAAACGTCTTGTAGGCTTAAGTGATGAATTTGTAAACGAAAGTATTAAAGAAGCTCTTCTAGATGGAAAGAAGCAAATTGATGAAGCTAATGCAAGAACTTCAGAAGTTGAAAAACAACTCAAACTTATATCTGAAAAAGCTGCAATTGCAGAAAAGAATCTTTTCTTAGAAAAGAAACTTGAAAACTTTCCAACTGCAAAGAAAGAATATATGCAACGTGTTCTTTCTGAAAAGTCTTTAAATTCAATTAAAGAGAACTTCGAATACGTTTCTGAAATGTATGATAAGAAAGAATCCGATGACGTAGAGACTCTTAGAGAATCCACCTCCCCAAAGACAAAGGGTGTAGACGTAGTGGTAGAAGACAAAAAAGTTCTAAATGAATCCAAGTCTTTTTCAACCGCTGAAAGCGATGGTGCTGATTTCGTTGCAAAGGCCTACGTAAGCGAATTTACTAAAAAGCTTTACTAAGTTAAAACTTAAAAAAGTTTCAAAAAGCCCTCAGAAATGAGGGCTTTTTTAATAAGTATTAATTCAAACGTTGAAGTACTGTCAAGTACTTGAGGTATGTTAGTTAAAAAACATTTAGTATATGAAACAAGTTAAACCTTCACAATCTTACATCAATCAAGATCGTGCAGCAAGCCTTCTCAAAAAGTGGGCTCCATTGCTCGATCATGCTGATGAAGCAACACCAGCAATCAAGGACGATCACACACGTCTAAACACCGCCATTCTTCTTGAGAACCAAGAGCAGTGGTGCTTAAACGAAGCAAGCAATACCGCAGGCGCCGGTGGCGTATTCGGCACAGCTGGCTCCATGGGTTTTGGTGGCAAGCCATCTAGCGATTTCTACGCTACTGGTGACGCTCGTCTACCAAAGATCCTCATTCCAATGATCCGTCGTACTTTCCCAGAGCTTATCACCAACGAAATCGTAGGTGTACAGCCAATGAGCGGTCCAGTAGGCCTAGCCTTCGCTCTCCGCTACAAGTACGAATCAGATCCTCTCGGTGCAACAAGTCCAGACGGCGCTTACGGTGCCGCTTCCAATACCCCACAAGGTTGGACAGTAGCATCTGACGGTCAAGAAGTAGGTTGGAATTATCTCAACACCCGCTTCACAGGTACATCTGCAAGCTGGCTCTCTGGTGGTGCAACAGCAATCACCGGTTCTGAAGCCTTCAACATTGTAGGTAGCGATCAAGGCGTAGCAAATCTTCTTGCTAACTTCGAACTAAGCTCAAACATCCCACAGATGGTTGTTGCTTTCGAGAAGACCGCTGTTGAAGCTGGTACCCGTCGTTTAGCAGCTCGTTGGTCCGTTGAACTTGAGCAAGACCTCAAGAACATGAACGGTATCGACATCGATAACGAGCTCACTAACGCAATGAGCTATGAAATTCAGGCTGAAATTGACCGTGAAATGGTAATCCGTATGTGCCAAGTTGCAATCAATGCAGGCTTCGGTCAGGGTTACTCAGTATGGTCTCCAGTTTCTGCTGACGGCCGTTGGTTAGGTGAGCGCAATCGCGACTTCTATGCCCGCTTAATCGTTGAGGCAAATCGCGTTGCTATTCGTAACCGTCGTGGTGCTGCAAACTTCATCGTTGCCACCCCACGTGTTTGCGCAATGCTTGAAATGCTTCCTGAGTTCCAATGGTTCCCAGTACAAGGCAATGTCAACACTCAACCTGTTGGCATCGCTAAGGTTGGTACCGTAGGCGGACGTTTCAACGTTTACCGTGATACACGCACTGAAGCTCAATACCAAGTAGGTACCCGTGGTACTGTTCTTGAGTATGCTCTTCTCGGCTACAAGGGTACAGAGTATTATGACACTGGTATCGTTTACTGCCCATACATCCCAGTATTGGTACAACGCACCATCGGTCCTAATGACTTTGCTCCACGTGTAGGTTTAATGACCCGTTACGGCGTCATTGACCACATCTTTGGTGCAAATCTCTATTACCACCTCATCATTGTAACTGGTCTAGGTACATCCTTCACACCAGGTACACAGTCAGTATTCCTCTAAGAATACTACACCTAAGAGGTGTTTTAACAAGAACCCGCCCAGAAATGGGCGGGTTTCTTATTCTATTTTTACTAAATATTAACAGTTATATGAAACCCATTAAATTAATATCTATATTAAGTTTATTAGCATTAACTGGTTGTGGAACTGTTGATGCAACTTATCAATCCACTAAAGGTATCGGTCAATCTGCTATTGGCGGTGTAGGAAATGTAGTTGGCAATGGTGCTAACGATGTTTCTAAATCGCTAGGTATTGTTTCTGATACAGCCGGTAAAGTTTTATCTGGTGGTGGTAAAGTTATTGGTGGGGGTTTAGAGCTAGTCGGTGGTGTAGTAAAAGGTACATCCGATGTTATAGCTCCTTCCCCTGCTAAATAAGTTCTTGCTTAGCTAAATGTAGAGCTGCACCTATAATTTGGTGCATATCATAATATCTATATTCAGCTAAGCGACCCCCAAAAATTACATTGCTTTCTAAATCTGCACGCTCTCTATATTTTTTATAGAGAGCGTTGTTTTTTCCGTCATTAATCGGGTAATATGGTATTTTAGTACGGTTCCACTGTTCAGGAAACTCTAATGTTATAATAGTTTTATCCTGCTGTCCAAATTCAAAATGTTTATGCTCAATAATTCGAGTATAAGGAACATTTTCGTCTGTATAATTCATTTGCGCTACCCCTTGATAGTCTTTTATATCTAATACTTTGTGTTCAAACTTTGTAACGCGGTATTCTAATTCTCCGTAGCAATAATCGTAAAAAGCATCTATAGGGCCTGTATATATAATTTTACTTGCAAGTTTATTCCATTCATTTTTATTTCTTAAATAATCTGTATTAATAAAACACGGTATATTATATAGCATTTTGTCAATTATTTTGGTATAACCACCTATAGGTATGCCCTGGTACACATCGTTGTAGTAGTTGTCGTCAAAATTAGTGCGAATAGGTATTCGCTTTATAATTGATGAAGGTAAATCTTTAGGATTTTTCATCCATTGTTTTTTTGTATATCCTTTTATAAAGATTTCATATAAATCTTTACCTATTTCTGATAAACACCATTCCTCTAAATTTAAAGGATCAACAATAGGCATTCTACTCTTTTCAAGTATTTCTTTTGCTGTATCTGGGTCTTTTACTCCAAATACTTGATATAAAGTTAAAAGATTTATAGGAAATGAATAAATTTTATCTTTATAGTTAACTCGAGGCCTGTTTACAAAATGATTGAAAGTCGCGAATTGATTTATATAATCCCAAATTTGTTTATTAGAAGTATGAAATATGTGAGGCCCGTACTCATGCACATTAATACCATGTATATTTTGAGTGTATATATTCCCCCCAACATGTTTTCTTTTTTCTAGTACTAAGCATTTCTTACCTTGTTTTGTAGCTTCGAAAGCAAATACTGCTCCGAAAAGCCCGGAACCTACGATTAAATAATCATACATACTGTATAAATATAATTATATATGCCTACAGCAACTCAAGTCGTATACTACGCTTCTGCAGATGCTAGACTTGCCAATGCAATAGTATACGCAAACAGTTCAGAGTATCCAGCTGTATCAACTGTTAAAGTAGATCAGAGATACGATAGCGACAATAATACATTTACAACCCCCACTTCTACAACATACGTTTATCCTCAAATGATGTTGTTAACAAAGGACGTAAATATCTCCAACGCCACTTCTTTTGGAGATACAGGTTCTATTGATGCTTTTGGCCGTTTAAGAGTTTCAACTATTGAAGCGCTTGAAGATTCAAAACAAATTTTTGATAGTTTACCACGTGTATTTGACACGTTTTTAAGTGGCGCTACCACATCTAGTTGGGTATCAGGAGATTCTTGTACTATACTAACTACCGCTAGTGCAGGGGACTTTGGCATAAGACAAACATTTGAACATTTTAATTATTCGCCAGGTAAGTCTCAATTAATATTTTGTACCGGGGTTTTCAGTAGTCAAACAAATATTATTAAAAGAGTGGGTTATTTTACAAGCGGGGTGGTTTCTCCTTTTTCGAATATTGAAGGTTATTATTTTGAAAATAATTCCGGTACATTATCATTCAATATAGCAAACCCTAATGGGTCGGCTCCTTCTCAAAATATAACTAGAGCTAATTGGAATGTAGATAAGTTAGACGGTACTGGACCATCTGGAGTAACATTAGATATTTCTAAAACTCAAATTATTGTAATAGATTTTGAATGGCTAGGGGTAGGAAGAGTTAGAATGGGATTTGCAATAGACGGGAAAATATATTATTGTCATTATTTTAATAATGCTAATAATCTTACAAACGTCTATTTAAGAATGCCTAATTTACCAATAAGATATGAGATTAGACAAACAGGCCCCGGGTCCGGTAGTTTAACACAAATTTGCGCTTCGGTAAACAGTGAAAACTCTGGTCTGGGTATAGGTAGTCCTCTAGTTGTTAGTACCGGTTTTGCGACCACCACATTTACAAAAAATCAAAATAATGTCCTTTTTGCTGTTAAACCAACTTTAAAAGGATCTAATCTTTCTATAGACTCTTTAAATATTCTAACAGACAGTAATATCAATATTAGATACGAA